GTAGGTATCGCTCCTAAAGCAAAAGGTGAACATAAATTTGTTCACACAACCTATTTGGCGCAAACAAAAGATCCAGGTGATCTTGAAAAAGTTGGGCCTGAAGAAGTTGGTCCAAAAGACACTAAATCTGGACAGGGCAAACGTCCTGCTGATCGTTTAGACAATAAGCAAAAGTTTGCTGAAGGTCATGACGATAACGAAGAACATATGGAAAAAGAACAAAATAAAAAAGAAGAAGAAAAAGAAAGAATGATGACTGGTAAAAAGAAGTCATTGAAATCTTTTAAAGAATCTTTAGGCATTGATGAAAGTCATCAAGCAAAAACAACAATGAAGCACATTAGCAATCCAAACGCAGCCGAAAAGAAAGCATCTAAAGATATCAAACCTGGTGTTGCTGGATACAAAGACAGAATTGCAATGCTTAAAGCCGCAAAAGATCGTGGTGCATTAAAAGACGAAGTTGAAGCACACACTATCATTAAGTCTAAAATGAAAGAAGATGTTGATTCTGAATTGCTAATCAAACTCTATAATGATCTTAACGAAGAGAATCAACAACTCTTTATGGTTCAGTTAGAAGAAGATGCAGATGCGCTTTTAGTGTTTGCACAAAATTTACTAGGTGAATAAAAATGGCAGATACAGTAACATCACAAACGCTTAAAGATCATGCATCAGCATGGGCAGTTAAACTCACTAACATCTCAGATGCTACAGGTGAGTTAAACGTCACTAAAGTAAATGCAAACACATTAATTGCATCAAATGGTGACGGAACTACAAGATTAACAATTACAAAATTGTTTTGGAATGTTTCTCCAGGTGCATCGCCAACATTCACTCCAAGAGTAACACTCTCTTGGGCTAATGGTATAGGAGGTGGAACAAACACGGTTATTACTACTTTAAGTGGTAGTGGTTTTTGGGACTTGACAACTGGCGGTCAAGCACCACTAGTAAACAATCAAGCAAACACAAATGGTAACATTTTATTGTCTACTGCTGGATTTACTGCTAATGCCGCATACACACTTATCCTTGAAGGTAAAAAGACCGCTGGTTACACTAGCCGTGAAACAACTGATGATGGTATAAGCCCATAATCATGTTGAGTTTTAAAGAATTTATTAGTCTAGATGAAGATGTTGATGAAGCATCTATCGCAAGAATCAATCGTGTACGTGCTGGAAAGATACAGCGTAGAAAAATTGTTTCTAAGCGTCCAGGTTATAAAATTCAAAACGGACAATTGAAAAGAATGACTTCTGGCGAGATTAGAAGAAGACATTTTGCACAAGTCAAGGCGGCCAGAAAAAGAAAACCGATCATGACTAGAATACTGAAACGTAGAGCAATTTCGCTAAGAAAAAGACAAAATTCGGGGATCGTATGAAACTAATTACAGAAATTAACGAACAAGTTAATATCATTACAGAAGAGAGCGAAATCGGTGGTGGAAAACATTTCTACATCGAAGGCGTTTTCATGCAAGCGGAACAAAAAAATCGCAATGGCAGAATGTATCCGATACATGTTTTGCAAAAAGAAACGGATAGATACATTGCTGAATATGTAAATAAGAATCGTGCTTATGGTGAATTGGGACATCCAGATGGTCCAACTATCAATTTAGAACGTGTATCACATATGATTAAATCTTTAAAGCGTGAAGGCAATGACTTCATCGGTAAAGCAAAAATCATGGACACTCCATATGGCAATATCGTAAAGAATCTAATGATGGAAGGCGCAGTAATGGGCGTTTCTACAAGAGGTTTGGGATCCTTAGAAGAGAGAAAAGATGGTGTTAAAGTTGTTGGCGATGATTTTTATCTTGCTACAGCCGCAGACATTGTTGCAGATCCTTCAGCACCAGATGCTTTTGTAAGAGGTATCATGGAAGGTAAAGAATGGGTTTGGGACAACGGAATTATTAAAGAAGGTCAAATTTCAAAGTACAAAGAAACAATTAAAGAATCTCCTAAGAAAAATTTAGAAGAAAATATGTTGCGTACTTTTAATGATTTCTTGTCTAAACTGTAATTTTTTATAAATAGATAAGCATTTTAAATATCGTATAAAGGAGACCTATTATGACTGATGTAAACAACAAGGATGATGAATTGTTGGAAGGAGAACTTCCACCTGCGTTAAAAGCGGCCATCGAAAAGAAAAAGGCTAAAGAAATGAAAGCCGATGACTCTGAAGATTCAGCCGAAAATGAAAAAGAAAAAATGATGAAAGAGAAAAAACACGCAAAAGTAAAAGAAGACATTGATGCTATTTTCTCGGGTGAAGGACTATCAGAAGAATTCAAAAATAATGCTCAAGCAATTTTTGAAGCCGCAGTTTTGTCTAATGTTAACGAACAAGTAAAAATACTTGAAGAAGAATTCGAACAAAAATTGGATGAACAAGTTGCTACTGTAACTGAAAACATGGTTTCTAAGGTAGACGAATACCTTGAGTACGTTGTTAGCGAATGGATGGAAGAAAACAAACTCGCTATTGAGTCTGGTATCAAATCAGAAATCGTTGAAGATTTCATGGTAGGACTTAAGAATTTGTTTACAGAACACTACATCGACATTCCAGAAGAAAAAGTTGATATGGTTGAAGAACTCGCAATTAAAGTACAAGAACTAGAAGGTGAGTTAGATAAAGTTGTTACAGAAAATGTCAATCTAAACTCAGCAATTGGTAACTATAAAAAAGATTCCATTTTGTTTGACGTTGCAGAAGGACTTTCTGAAGTTCAATCCGCTAAATTACAGTCTCTTGCTGAAGGAATTGAGTTTGTTTCAGAAAAAGACTATAAAGAAAAACTTAATCTTACAAAGAAGAAGTATTTCTCAGAGCAAAAAGATAGCAATGCAGTAACAACTGCAAAAGATCAATTTGCGACTGTTGATTCTAGCGAAGAACAACAACTATCTCCAATTATGGAGAACTATGTCAAGAATATCAGCAAGATACTCAAGAAGTAATTTTTTATAAATAAATTCAGCAGATTATAATACTCAAAGGAGAAAAACATGAGCGTAGAAAATCTTATTAAAAAATGGGCTCCAGTTCTCGACCACAACGAACTAGGAACAATTAGAGACTCACACCGCCGTGCTGTAACAGCACAACTTCTTGAAAATCAAGAACGTGCTTGCCGTGAAGATGCACAAGGTTCTGGCGGATATCGCAACCAAACTTCATTGTTGTCTGAAGCATCACCTGCTAACGCAATGGGCGCATCTTCATCTACAGCGGCCGATGGTTCAATCGACATTTATGATCCAGTGTTAATTTCATTGGTTCGCCGTGCCGCACCTAACCTAATTGCTTATGATATCTGTGGCGTTCAACCAATGACAGGTCCAACAGGATTGATCTTTGCAATGCGTTCACGTTACAGCACACAAGGTGGTACTGAAGCATTGTTCAACGAAGCGAATACTTCATTCTCTTCTGTTGCAGGTGGATCATCTCCAGTTGCCGCTAACCACACAGGTGCTACACCAGCATCATTGTCAGCAGGTACAGAATATACATCTGGTACAGGTATGCCAACAACCAATGCTGAAGCATTAGGTGACGCAGCCGGTAACCAATTCCAAGAGATGGCATTCTCCATCGAAAAGATTGCTGTTACTGCACGTAGCCGTGCTTTGAAAGCAGAATACACAATGGAACTTGCACAAGACTTGAAAGCAGTCCATGGTTTGGATGCTGAACAAGAACTAGCAAACATTCTTTCTACAGAAATTCTTGCTGAGATCAACCGTGAAGTTGTTCGTTCTATCAACTTGTCTGCTACAGTTGGCGCACAAGAAAACGTTACAACTGCTGGTGAATTCAACCTTGACGTTGATGCAAATGGTCGTTGGTCAGTTGAGAAATTCAAAGGTTTGATGTTCCAATTGGAGCGTGAATCTAATGCGATTGCTAAAGCAACTCGCCGTGGTAAAGGTAACGTGCTTATCTGTTCTTCAGACGTAGCATCTGCATTGCAAATGGCTGGTGTATTAGATTACACTCCAGCACTTGCAAACAACTTGCAAGTTGATGACACTGGTAACACATTCGCTGGTGTATTGAATGGCCGTATCAAGGTTTATATTGACCCATACTTTGCCGCAACATCTGGTACGCACTATGCGACAGTTGGTTACAAAGGTACTTCAGCATTTGACGCTGGTTTGTTCTACTGCCCATACGTTCCGTTGCAAATGGTTCGTGCAGTTGGTCAAGACACATTCCAACCAAAGATTGGATTCAAGACACGTTACGGTATGGTTGCAAACCCATTCGCAACATCTAATGCTGATGGCGCAATTGC